CTCTAAAATACTTGTAGTGCGCTATACGATTGGCCACTCGCGCGTCAAGCAAAAAGCTAGACCATGGATTGATCGTAACATTCAAAGGAACTCCAACAGTCCAAGTGAAGTCCAATATGTTAACAGGGCGCAGCAACACTGAATCATTCGAATAGTGCTGCATGCCCTGACCAATGGTCTCTTCCGGGGTATAAGGAAAACTGCTACCCCACATAGCAGTCTCATCCATGAATTCAAACACATTCCGAGCCATGGATTCGCTCTGGATGGTTTCTTTTGTATTATCATTAGATATCCATATTTTAGTATGCTTGCGGAGTAGGGGATAAAACTGTCCGCAAGTAAAAAGAACTAAGGAGAAGATAGTAAAGCCTAACGTTGCAGCGTTCTTTAATCTGCCACGTCGGTAACCAGAACTACCTCTTGATTGTTTTACCGGAATGTTACTCGGAAGGCTGGTTCTAGCCCGGACTGAAGCGATAAATCGCCTCTTGAACTCATCATGGGAATCAAGATCCCCATGAGGTTCAAATGTAATAGCGCTCACTGAAGTGGGATCATCAAATTGATCATTTTCCTCTTCGGCGCCAAGATGAAATGCAGGATCATCCGGAAAATCTTGTATCAGGATGTCCCACCATTCATCATAAGTCCTGTTGACTTCAGGGCATAAGTATTCCAACTGCCCATACTCCAAAGCCAACTGAATTTTCTTTCTGTGTTCTTCAAACACAGTGTAGTCATGGCGTGCCAATTCACGCAACGCCACAAGCAGATTGCCTCGCACTATAGTATAATCATCAGTAACTGAAAGCTTGAAGCAGTGGATCATCTTCCCAATGGAGTCTAGAGACAAAGGAGCCACGTGTTCGCCAACACGTGATTCATACCGAAAGCCACGCTTACAAAGCGTAGCATGATCTCCATCAATGAAAGGTGTTTCCACTTCAGCTTTAGAACCAAAAGTGTAAGTCAAATTGTGCCTATCAAAATAATGGCGCAAATATTCCATGTTGAACCAATTCAATCGGGTCGAAGCAAGAGAATCATCTCCAACTGTCCCGAGGTGAACCATATCTCTGAAAGGTGCTATAAACGTACCAGAACCTCTCATTCTATCAAAATAAGCGCACCTATGCAACAGACAATTCGCTATGCCATTTATGGCAATCGTGAGATAATTTCCCGAGGGATTCCAACTGTCAACGACAAACACAGTACCATTGTACAACCAAGGATTTTGGGCTATATCACAAACATACGTGTACACAGCCTTAATATCTTCGGTTGAATAGCCCGAATAAGACGCTAGAGCGGCAAAAACCTTACCGACAGAACGAATCAATTGCCCGGAGAGTTTAATATCATATTTCTTGAAATCTCCTTCCAATACTTGGTCGGGTTTAAATGCTATTAGGCGTTGGTACACCTGCTCCCAGTCAGAAGTCGTCACGTTAGTACCCTGTAACAACTCAGACTCCAAAGGAATATCATACAGAGCCGCCAACAAAGGAGCAAAAAGCATCTTACCAACCAAAAAATGGACAAATGGAAATACTGCGAAAACACGCACCTTGCTCTTGCCCTCATTAAACTGGGGCAACTTAGTGGGCTCATCTTTCAAAGCCGTTTTCACCAAGGGGCTTAGCAACTCACCACGACGCAATTGAGACAGCGCATCTTGAGTAGACTTGATCAAGCGAGAATCCAATTCGAACAACTTCCTACCATTATCTAAGTAATAAATCTTCAGATAGTCAGTCTTCTTCTTATTCAAACCAAATCCTGGCGAAGTCTTATCGCGCAAAGGTTTTATCCATCTGTTGCCATCGACTCCATTCAGAGCATCAAAAACACTCAACGGAACGGCGCCACCAAATTCAATACGTCTGAAAGCCGGAAACAATCCTGAAACATAATCATTCATCGACATACATAAGATGGAATGCCGAATTGATTCCATTGCACGCACTCCCTGTTGGAAGTACTCAGCATGATTCCTATCACTACGAAACTCAGGTCTTCCATGAATCCGCTGCCAGCCAGCTTTCTCCAAGAATTCACTAATGGGAGTAACCCTCACTTGCGAATGGGGCGTGGTTCTAAAATTGGGATTATACCCAGCCACCTCACAATGAGGCACTGGCAAATCAGCCTCATCTTTAACAAAATTGACAACACTTCGTTCATGAATTTCATCAGTCATCGAAAAGCAAGGTTCACCATCTAAAGGGGATACATCGTTCAAACCCACAAAAGAATAAGGAAAACTTATCTTTGAGGGTAAAACTTCATCACCTTCAGGAATAAGGACAGTCAAAGCATCCAATGCAACCAACATGTCCTTACGCAGAATCGTAAATCCTGCGCCTTTGCCAGTAGACTCTTCTCCTCCGCAATGGAACGAATATATCAAATGCGGACTGGTACGTGAGACAAAGGGTGAGCAGCAATCACCTTTTTGGGTGCCGCCATCAACAAAATACTGTCCACCTCTTCCGCGGTGACGCATATTATCAACCGATGTGACCGGTTGAAAGACGCAGTCAACCTCGCGGTAAGTGTCAATTCGTTTTAGCAGCAGCTTACCGGCAGTCTCCACTGAAGGAAACACTTCCGGAAGAAAAGGAACTATATCGCTCACTGTGAAACTCTTACTCAAGACAACCAAAGTAAAATCATTATCATCCATATTATGATGATTCTCTACGACAGCA